CTTTTGGTGCTGACGCTTTAACAACAGGTTTTGGAGCATTCATAGCAGCTGCTACTTTCTTTCCAAAATTTTGCATTCCAGCAGAATCAGTTCTGCTAAAAATTTTATTGCCTCCAATTACTTCACCGTCCTTATTATATCTTGTCTCAGCAGGTTTTGAAGCTGGAGTTCTTCTAATTTTAGAAGATACGCTTCTCAGACTGTTCACCCATCCAAATGGTGAAGCAGGTTGTGATTTTCCGTTAGCCATTATTTTGTTTGTTTAAAGGTAAAAGGAGAGGCCGAACGGCCCCTCCTATTTTACTATTACTTCTCGAACAAGAAGAAGTTGTTAGCACCCATTGTGCACAACGCTCTTTCAGACAAGAAGTGAACCTCCATTGCATCCAAGCTTGAAGTCTGAGCTCCACCAGCGGAACCAGTTACCCAAGTCTTGTACTTACGATCTTCAGTCTCAGAAGCTCTGTAACGAACGTGCAAGAATGGTCTCTTAGCGTTCTTACCAAGTACGTTGTCGTAAACGGTAGTAGTTCCAGCTGGAACAAGAACACCAGATACAGCTCCACCTACTAGACCACCACGCATGGTTGGATCGTTCAAGTACTTCCAGTCAGACTTGTAGAAGTCATAACCTCTACGGAAGCCAGTGAAACCAAGAGTAAGAGCCATCTTCTCATCGTTGTCAAATAGACCGTAAGAAGTACCTCCAGCTCCGTAGCTGTTTTGAGCTGCCAACATATCGTCAATGTCGAAACCAAACTGACGATCCAAGAAGATTACGTTCTCTTCGATAGATCCTTGCTTGTCAAGACGAGATACGATGCTGTCGAAATCATCCAAAGTAGATGGGTTACCACCTGCCCATACGTTACCTCTCTTACCGATTGCGTCAAATAGACCTTCAGATCCTTTGTATCCCAATACCTTAGCAGATCCAGCAGCAGAACCTGCGGCAGGGATAGCTTCGATCATTGCAGTCTCAAGATAATCTTCGAAACGAAGACGGGTCTCGTGCTGAGACTTTAGGTACCACAAGAAACCTGGGCCATTGTCACCTTCAACCTCTACCCATCCGATCTGAGCCATGTCAGAACCAGATACTGCGTAGTGATCTTTGATGATGATTGGAGAGTTCTCGAAGATCTCACCATCAGACTCAAGAGAGTTCTCCATTCCAAGAGTTCCTTTCTTAAACTCAGAACCGTAAACAAACACAGAAACAGTCTTAGTTGCTGCGAAAGTTTGTCCAGCTGCTTCGTAGTAAGCTACGTCAAAAGTTCTTGCTGCATAGTCAACAGCGGTAACGATACCTTTGTTTAGACCTTGAGCACCAGCACCTTCTTCAGAGATAAGGACAGTTTGTCCAACACGGATAGCAATGCTACCGTTTACAAATCCTTTACCAGATAGCTGACCAGCAGGTACGGTAAAAGTTGCATTAGAGTCGCCAGCGGCTCCATCTTGAGTTACGTTTACATACTTAGTATGAAGACGTCCTTGCTCAGTCCACTTGATCAAGTCAGAAGTAGAAGGCAATTCTGCGCTCACCAATCTCAAGAAAGATGCTACGCTTCGGTTACCGTAACGCTCAAATTCTTTCTCGTAAGTATCAGGTAGATACTGGTTCAAGAAGTTGAAGTCGGTAATGTAGTTAGTTGCGAGGGCTACTCGCTCTGCACTTGGCTGTAATTGAAAGCCAGGTACAGTTTGTAATGATCCTGCCATTGTTTTGTTTTTTTATTTTTTAAACCTAATTCGAAGACCTCGTCCATCGGTGTCTCCTACGCTAGTAACCTTGAAACTTCCCTTGTTCATCACTTCAGGGGATCTTCTCACATCGAAGTTTATGTTTTTGCTTGATTTAGCTTCCTTTTCGACAGCGTCAGCAATCCCCTGCTCATAGAAAAACTTAGCGAATTTCTCTGGGTTCATAGCAACAGCTAACGACTTGTGGTAACCTTTAGCATCCTCGATCAATCCATCATTATTTACAAATTTTGCAATGAAGTTGTTGATGTTAGACTGAACCTTCTTCAGTTCATTATGGTCTCCTGGTGAAAACTTCAGTTCTTTGTCTCCAATCTTGAAATCAAAACCTTTGAAATCGTTGTTGAAAACCTCGTCTGTCTTCTTAAGAAACCACTCTGCCTGACGTTGTTCAAGCTCTTGGCTACTATTAGCTTTCGCTGAGTATTCCTTGTAAGCCCTCAGTGCCTCTTGGTCCTCAGCAGAAAGGCCACCATAGCTTGACTCAAGCGGTGCCTTGTACTTCTGCTTTTGTTCCTCAAGGAACTTCTTAGCTTTTGCAAGTTCTTTTTTCTTTTCAATCTGTTTTTTCTTGATGTCCTTTTCGTCATCGAGATCCTCGTCATAGCTGAACTTATCAGATATTAAGTACTCAATTTCTTCAGGGTCAAGATCACTCTCCTTCTGAGAGTAATATTCTTTAAGTAGCTGATCTGGGTTCATTGAATCCAAGTCAGTATTGATCTTAATAAAGTCATTAAGCCCTCTTCCTGTTTCCTTCTTGAAGTTCAAGAATGCAGAAACATCTTCTGGTAACTCTTCTTTCTGTTGTGCGAATAGATCCTCTACGCTTGAGAGTTTCTTTCCGTACTTCTTGTCAAGAAAGTCAAGGACTTTATCCTCGCTTAAATCCTGCTGCCCTACAACTACAGTTTCTTCTACAGTTTCCGTAGCAGCAACCTGCTCTTCGTGCTTCTTAAGCAACTCTTCTTCAACTTGTTGAGCAGACTTCTGCTCTACATCGTCTAACGCTCTTACTTTTAATTCCATTAGATTACAAATTTAGTTATTATTTAATTTATTTTGGTTCGAATGAAGCTAGATCAAACTTGTCTAAACTGTCTTCGTTTGATTCAAACTTCATTGGAGGTAAGTTATTTTTTCTTTGACTAATTAACTTTGACTGCTGAGTATTCTGCTTACTTACTCTATCATCTTTCCTATCTTCCTTCATCTCTTCTCGATCCTTCAGCAACTGAGTCTGCATACCGTTCAACTGCATGTTATACTGAAACTCTCGCTCCATCAACTGTAGCTTCAACATTGCCTCACCCTTAAGCTTCTCTAGATCCATTGCATTCTCAGCCTGCTTAAGCTGGATCTTACTTTCTGTTTCAAGTTGGATCTTCTGAACTTCCATTTGAGCAGCTGCCTGTTGAGACTGCATGTTAATCTGAGCCTGCATCTGCTGCTTCATCATATCGTTCTTCTGATCTTGCTCCATCTTCTTAGTTCTCTTAACCTTAAGAAGCTGATTAGCCATCTTAATGTTCTTGATCTCTCTGATGTCGATAGCATCCTCAAGGTTGATATCGTTTCTAGATAGCGCAATCTGAATGTTCTGCTCAAGTCTCTCCTTCTGCTCTTCATCTGGAGAAAGCTCAATAAAGATACCAAAGTCGTGTAAGTACAGGTCCTTAATATCTCTTAGGATACCGACATTGTACTTACCGATCTGCATCGCAAACTCTTCAGCAAAGTCAGCATACTCCAAGATATCAGAAACCCTAACGCTAAGTGCCTCAGCAAATGTCTTGGTCATAAACAAACTTGCGTCAAGAATGTGTCTTGTTGCAGTGTTTGAGTTAAGTGCTGCAAGCTTCTGTACACCAACCAAAGCACGTGGGTCTGGATCGCTTCCGTCACGAGCCTCATTTAGCCCCGTCACGCCACGCAACATCTCAAGGTAGTGGTTATAGTTGTTTATTAGCGCAGCCATCTTAGACTGCCCAGTAGTGCCTGTGAGAGGCTGTACAGGAACCCTTGCGTTGTTGAAGTCACCGTCTCCAGTGTAACTACGTCCAACAACACTACCAGTCTGGAAGTATAGTCTTAGCGCATCCTCTGGATTGTATGCGTTACCGTTACCAAGGTCAACCTCATTTAAACCATCAGCATCAATGAACACACCGTCTGGCACCATTCTAGAAATAACCTGCTGCAACTTAAGGTGAGTTATCTGGATAAGATCTGCAAAAGGAATCATACGTCTAGTCAAAGACTCGATCGTTCCTTTGTACATTCTTGGAGCAACGGCAACGTAGTTTGGCATGGCCATCTGAGACGCAGACTTTGGTCTTACCATGTTCTCCATCAACTGCCACTTAAGTACAATCTGAGTACCAGCTACCATCACACCTTCGTACCACACGTCAATAGTCTTCTCAATTCTTTCGAATCTTCCCTCCTCCATCATCTCAGCTGGAGGATTAAATTTTTCGTCCTTCTCGATTACTCTAGAAGCGTTTCCGTCTAGGATCTTCTTCTTGTAGACGTAAGTCTTTGTGGTCTTGTAGTTAAAATAAAGCAGAGTACAAGTGTCTCTTGAGAAAACATCGTCAGAATAAAATCTTGACACAGAGTAGTACTCACCCCAAGACTGGTTTGTTTTTGCAATCTCTTCTAACTCCTCTTTAGTAAGTCTAGGATTGATCTTGATTAGCTCACTCATTGGAACCGTCTTAACCTCGCCCCAGTAAAAGCAATCTCTAAAGTATGGATCTTCCGTGTAACTATAAATCACGTTAGCTGGATCTACGTAGTTAATCTTTACCCCTTCTCCAGGAAGAAACTCGTGCTTACCTACAGCGATACCAATAGTTGTTAGATCGTAATCAAAACGTCTCTTGATGTCATCGTAATGATTCTCCAATAAGATTGTGTTGATTGCCTCTTCTTCAGCGATCTCAATAGCTGGCTTATAGTTAAGCTGCATAAATAGAGATAACTCTTCGTCATCGTTTGGCAAGTCTTCTGGACTTACCATGAATGGATCTATACCAAACTTATCTTGAACCTGTAGTAGAACTTCTTTCGCAGCCATCTCACCTTCGATCATGTCCTGATACTGATTTCTCCTGTCAGCAGAAAGAGCATCTTGAGCGTAGGCTTTAATTGTAAAAAGTCTGTCAGACATACCGTTAACAACGATGTCTACAAACTTAGGGATAATTGGAACTGGTGTCCAGTCAATGTTTAAGTAAGAAAGGTCACCATCAATAGCTAATTCGTTCTTGTACTTCTGAATAGGCTGCTCTCCACGAGCATACAATCTAAGACGATTAAAGTCTTTCCACTGATTGTAGTACCTTGCAGATCCGCTGTCTCTCCTAAACCATTCGTATTGAATGGCTTGTCCAACTCTTAATCCAAATTCTACGCTCGCCTTCTCTGCATCTGTGGCAAGCTGACTTGGAAACTGGATCGGAGATATGTTTATATTCGACTCTTTCCGCATTAGCTAATTATTTGACTGGTTGTCCCATTGTTCTTGTATCTTGCAAATTTAATGCTTATTTTTGACTCTTTTCTCTCAGGCTGATACATGTGCTTTTGATTAGCCATAATTGCTAAGCCAGAACTAATAGAGGCATCGTATTTTGTTCTATTACTAATATCAAACTTAGCCCAATCATTTAAAGTTCTGTTAAAGTACATTGAACCCATCTCTGAAGGATCTCTGTACGTAGCCTCCATGTCTAGTCCAACATTCTTCTCAATGTACGTCTCAATAGCAGATGCGTGTGCTTGTCTTACGTCTTCACTTGAGTTAGGTATACCACCAAGCTCTCTCTCAGTTGGTGACAACTTTGAAAGTGGCTTGTCTGGTCTGTTCAAACAGAAGTGTCTGTAACCTCTGTTCTTCATGTGGTACAGTAACCTTGGCTTGTTATTTTCTGCCAATACTGGCATACCGTAAAAGAAGCACGCCATCAATACTTCCTCAAAAAATATCTCTGCCGTCTGAGGACGTGCAACATACTCTAAAAAGAACTCATTACTTGGAGCGTCTTCCATGTTGAACTTAGTCAAACCATGCAACGCTCCGTTAGATCCAAATCCATCTACAGTCCCAGAGATATCGTAGGAGTCACAACCGAACGCACCGATGTGCTCGTTCATTGGGTAGAACAAATCACCTCTCCTGTCAACCCTGTTCTGTAGACCACGTGGAGGAACCCATGATATGTTGAACCTACCTCTTGGATCTGGAGTCCACACAACCTCGCTGTCCTTCTTACCATCTCTCCAGCTAAAGAATCCTCTAGTGGTAAAACTGCCAGCAATCAAGCTGTCATTAAAGTCAATCTGAGTATAGATCTTGGTAAGGTTAAATATCGACTGCTTGCTCTCATCTCTGAACGCGTGAGACTCTGTTCTAGGGTACTGACGATAGAACTCGTTAAGGGCATCAGGATCGCTTTTAAGAGACTTTACTTCATTCTCCCAATAGTCTATAGCCCCAAGGTTTATAACCTCACCATCGACCCCTATTACAGGCTTATCGGGCTTTCTAAATACTGGCATGCCGTACTTATCTATAAAGCCTTCCATGTTCCACTCCATAGGAATAAACAGAGCATAAAGACCACTTTTAGTCTGATCGTTTTCAGATCTCTTATTTGGTCTTGAGTCTTCGTACAACTTCTTGAAGTTCTCGCCACCCTTATCAAGTGCATTGGACGTAGATCCCATCATGCACTTTCCAATGATTTTTCTACCTAGACGCAAACATGTTTTTGTTACGCGCCAGTTGTTCAAAATATTATTTGGTTGTGACCACTTACCACTTTCGTCATGCACTAACAACTGTAACTTCTCACCATCGTAGCTGTTGTCTGCGGTGTTCTTCCAGTCAATGGTAGTGTTAAGACCTTCCTCTGGCTCCTCCTCATCGTGCATAGTCTTAAAGTTCTTTGCAGTGATCTTAGAGGATGGTATTCTAAATGCTAATTCAGTCCTTGGATTATCCATACCGTCCTGAATAGGCTTAAAGAAAAACGGATAATTTCTAAACGTAGGAACAACCTTATCCGTAAACATCGTCTTTGCATCTGGACCAGTCTTCGATAGGATACCTATACGACCGTTGTGGATGTTTGTACCGATGTTAACAATCTCACCGTCTGCCATGTACGAAAAACCAGAACGTCTGATCTTCAAGTACACCATTCCAAACGATCGTGGATCAGCCTTGCAAGCCTCCCAGTAAATGTAAAGGATTCTATTAGCCTCTCTGAAGTCTGGGAAACCAACGTCAATACTAGACCACTGCAAGTACATGTAGTGCCCACCAGTGATGTATGTTGAGATCCCGTTATTCTTAAACCAGAAACCATTGTCTCTCCTGTCAAACTCAGTGTCAATGTAATCAACCCAAGTGTTTCTAAACTGGAGTGGCATCTTGTTCCACTGGAAGATTGACTTTATCTTAGAAAGTGCTGAAGGAAATTCAAACCTCTCCCAGTACTGATCTTCTTTCTTTGCAGATCTGCTGTAAACTTTCTTAGGCTCCTCTGGTAGTGCAACCTTTAAACCGTTGATCTGATATATTTCACCAATGGTACCGTCCTTAGATATAACCACAAGGTCATATTCAGAGTTATACCCGTACTGGTATATCTTTTTAGTATTACCCTTGATTCTATCCTTCTCGGGTATAACATCAACGATTGTGTACAGGGATTTACCCGTGTCTCTTTGCTCTTCGTTCAGCAAATCCACCTTTTCCAGTTTCATCCTTGTCTGTTTTATTTAGAAGTTCTTCCTCTGCCTCAACGCGATCAAGTATCTCAAACGCATCAAATATTGCCAGTTTCTTAGTGGCGGCAGCGTTCTTAAGCTTGTCAGCAGAAAGGTCTTCTTCTCCACCAGAGATAATCCTCTCCTCGGCAACCTCTATCAAGTGCATCACAGCCTTTCGGCCAGCACTGATAATCTTTCTCTTTGTTTCATTTAACTCCATTCAGTTCTATGCAAACATTTTTAGAATACATTCTGTAGAGTGTAACTCCATCTATCTCAAACTCATACTCGCTCTCTGGAGTAAAAGCAACCTTGTCACCGCTCTTTAAACCCTTGTCAATAAGATCTTGGTTAGGGTATATAAGAGTTCCTCTCAAGTATTCTTCGTTTCCAATCTTTGAAAGAATGTAGTTATCCATTCGTTTCTCTGGTTTAACAAAGCAATACCGTGAATGAGCCTTCCAGTCTCCATCTCTCTTGTACAGGTAAAACTGATCATCATCAATCAAGAAGATGCTGTCGAATAGATGTGACCTACCACTACGCTCATTGCCATGAACATCGTTGTAGTACTTAAATACGTTGTGGTGAACAATCACAATATCTCCTGGCATAACGTCTCCAGTATACCCAATAGGTGTAGCCAAAACCTTAGCATGTCTATTAGATGCCTTGTGATCTTCCTTTGAAGAGCTAGTAATAAAGTCTATACCTCCAATGCTCTTCACGTTATCGTACCTAGAACCACCTACTGGCTCTACAATAAAGTGAAATGGTGACCTCATTCAAAATCAAGATTAAACTCTAAAGTTGCTGGCATGTTCTCGTTGAAGGTCTTCCATAGATAAATCTCACCTGATCCTTCTTCACCGTGAATAACAAATATCTCGATACGTCTATTGACCTCTCTAATAAGATGTATTCTGTAAGTGTCGTTGAAAACAGATTGACCTACAACGTAGTGCATAGAACTACCCTTGTAGTCTGCACCGATAGATACTTTACGAATTACCATTGGTCACCTCACCTGTCTTAAGGTCGATAACTGCGTCCTCTCCGAACTCAGCCTTAATAGCTTCCTCTTCTTCAGCAATCTTTTCAGATACCTTTGATAGTTGAATGAAAAGACCCTGCTTCTCAATTTCGATCTCAGCAATTCTCAACTTAGCTGTTGCGTAAGCTACTCGTAGACTGTGGATCTTTTCTAGTTGTGTTTTTTCGATTTGTGCCATTTGATTGTTATTAAAATATTCTTCTTCCTATTCTTATTGTGTTTGAATTGTCAAAACCTCTACTGTAACCTAGCTCCCACTTCTTATGAACGAATGTTAGACCTACAGAAAGGTTTCTGTTAATTGTATATGATGCGTTTGCGTACAATGACGAACGCTCTATTGTCTTTTCAACTATTTTATTTGTTACTGGGATCTGAAAGTCTGGCTTAAATTCTAGATCTAAAAGATGACCAGCGGTTGAAGCTTTATAGCCTAGATCTCCAAACTCAGTCTTCTGTACACCCTCAAAAACATTTACTGGATACTTTACTTCTTTAATAACAGTATCTCTAACGTACTTTGGTTTTGGAACATCAATAAATACATACTCCTTAAACGGTACGTTTTTTGTTTCATATTTGATTTTAACCTTCTCTTCTTTCTCCTGAATAGAAAGCACTCCAAATACAAAACCAACAACTACAGCGAGTAGATGAGTGTAGTACCTACGGATGGAAATACTTTTTAGTCTTTTTAATTCGTTGATCAATTCCATTTAGTCCTCCATTTATTCGCCTGCTTACAGCGGTTATTGATTCGTCAGACAAATCTTTACATAATGCAAATATGCGATTTTTTTTGAAGAACCACAAGGCTATCTCAAAACCATACTGAAGTGTAAGATCTGGGTTCTCTACAAAGTCGATACCAAAGTGCTTTGACGCTTGTTCGTAGTTTGATTTACCAGTTAGATGAATAGGTGTTCTTCCTCTGTACTTCCATCCGTCTCCTGACGATTCTGGACCGTTACCCATCCTGTTAGCATAAGCAATGTTAGCAATGTTTTGAGGCTTCCTCGCGTTAGCCATAGCAGTTTTTTCATTGAAATATTTTGGAAAAGTTTTTAATAATCCTTGAGCTGAATAATTCAGGTTCTCAACAAACGCTGTAAATCCAGCAGTCTCATGATCACACTGTCCAAAAAAATGAGCACACTCTACTGCGTTTAACTTGTGCTTCTCTGCGAACTTATTTACAGTTACTTTGCCAATAAGCCCGTCATCTTTAACACCAAGCGACTTCTGTAGATCTCTTACCATGACTCCATCCAGTTAGATAGCCTTTTCAATATTTTTTCTAAAGGACTCTTAACGGATTTTGGAGGGTTTAGTTTGTAAAGGTTTTTAATCGCTGATACAGCCTCAAATGCCATAAGTACAGATAATGCTGCCGAATCAATAATGTCGCTAAAGAAACTTTCCTTACCTCCAATCTTTGCGTTGTCAATTATACCAATAAGCATTACCGACATTGCTATGTAACCAAGCTTCTTAATAAAGCCACTCATGCCTTTAGTGGCACTAAATCTTTTCTCTTTAATTGCGAGCCAAGAACCGAACACGGTGTCAAATAAAACTAGAAGCCCTATGCTTACTAGAAAGTCCCAGTCATTAAATACATACCTCTCGAAGAGGTATATCACTGGCGTACCAATGAATGCTGAGTGAAATCCGAATGTGATGTTATCGCTGATAGTCCAGGGGGATAGGGCTTTTACTTGCATCTTTCTAATCTATTGACAAAAAGAAATCCCACCACAGCGTCTGCTGAAATGGGAGTTCTTTACCATGTTTAATACTGTATCCTTCATGGATACAAATATAACTATTTAAGGAATAAGTCGATGAAAGATGGATACGACTCACTTGACTTAAAGTCAAAATCATCTACGTTAAAGTAGAAATCTTTAAAGTCAATCTCAGTGTCAAACAACTCAGCTCTTTCGTTGCTGTAGTTAATAAATTCCTCGCTTTCAAAGAATTCCTTTGTTTGTTCTGGCTCTGTTTCTCCGAAGTGCTTCTTGAATAGTTCCTTCTCAGACTCAGAAAGCTCCTCAATTTCTTTCTCAATTTCTTTAGAAAGTTTTGAAAGCTGATACTTTGCCTTGAAGTGAATCTCCTGTAGTAGGAGACCCTTATAGAAAACTTGTCCAGTTGTCCGATCAGACAACCCATTAAGCTCTTGTCTTAAGAGCACTAGGTCTTTTAATTTGAGTTTCATAAAGATTTAATTTTTGACAAATATACTACTAATTTTTATTCTGCGCTAGGCACAGGATCAGGAGTTGGAGGAGCCCAAGGAAGTGGCTCGTCCTTAACTTTCAATTGATCAATCTGCTTTTGAATCTGAGCATTTACATGCTCTTCGTAAGACCCTACAACAACAGCTTGAATCCATCCAAGTACAATCTCCTCTGTAAGTTGATCGTAAGGAATAAAGTTGTCTGGATCAATTGAGCTAGGAGGAAATGGAGTTGCTCCAGAGAACACCCCTTCGTTACCTTGCTCGTCTACTCCTGTCTTTGTCCAGTAAGTCTGGATAATTGCGTTTGGCTCGTTAGGCAAGTCTATGCCCTTCATGCCAGTAACTTCCCATGTGTAAATCATTTTTTTATCTTTAAATATGTGATTTTTCTTCTACAAAGTTAGAGTTATATTTTAAATTAATTTTCATTTTAATAGAAGCCCTTAAATCATTTAACTTGTAAACGCTTCTAGCGGAAGATACAAATGATTCATTAAAAATATTATTGGATTCAAAGACTCTTAAATCATCTTCAACTTGCCATAACCTTTGATTAACCTTCAATAGATTTTCGGAAAGATCATCATTAATAAGACCTTTTATTTTTAAAACTTCATTATACAGATACTCTATCTCTTTTTTGATGTTTATAAGTTTACTTTGATCTGAAATTCTCTCAGATTTTATCTTAAGTATTGTCCACTTATCTATTAACTCTCCAATTGATATTTCTACCTTCATTGATTTTCTATAGATTGAATTATTTTTTCAAAACTAAAAATATCATTAAAACTCTCATAAGGCATATTTTGCAAAGGCTCAACAAGTCTAAACCTATTTATCATGTCAGTAGGCTTTTGATATTTTGTATGTGGATTTGATAAAATATTTTCATGTATTTTGTATCCAAATATGTCATGGCTTGTAACACTCCATACAACTGTAGATGGTAAGTTCAATGCAGCTGCAATATGCTGAAAGGAACTATCTATAAATAGTCTCTTCTTTGAAGATTTCATTCCTATTGCGATCATCCTCCACTTGTCTTTAAAGTCTAGACAGTTGTTGTATTTAATTTGATGTTCTGCTCTTACGATACCTACAGAATACTGATCTTTATATTTGTCAATAATTCTCTGAACTATATTTGGTGGCATGTCTCTAGCCCAATTATATGAATCCATTCCTTGCTGAGGAGGCCCACCACCATTAGCTTGTATTATAAATACATCTTTTGGAAACTTGAAGAACTGTGTGTAATATTGCTCTTCTTGTTTGGTAAAATATAGTTCTGGTAATTCGTCTTTGTATTCTTCTCCAATCATTGAGAACCATGACTGTATCAAATGTTCTATCTTATTCATGTGACCATTAGATAAATATGGATCATTGAGTAAGAATAACACTTCTTGATTTTCTATATACTTCTCATAAAAATCTGGATCTTCTCCTTTACCAAGACAAACGTCTACGTTAGGATTATTTAAAAAAGCATCTTTCCAAAATGTAAATACTATCAATTTACTTTGAGGATACTTTTTTTTTATTCTTGCACAAAAAGCAGTTGATGCTATGTTCTTGCCAAGACCACCATTTACTTCAAGTATGATATTCATTAAATTACAATTCTATTATTAGAGTTTTTGACTCTTCTTCATTGAGCTGCAATTTAACAATTTTTTCTATATACTGTTTTTCTTTAGGATTAATTTTTACAAGTGCCCATTGAAGCACTTCTTCTTTTGAAAGTGTTGATGCATCTTTGAAGTCAGAAAGATCTATCAAGTTAAAAGAAACGTTAGTCGTATATTCTTTTTTATCATCTTCTTTTTCACCAACAAATATAAGTTCTACTGATTTGATTACATTTTCTCTTACGTTACCAAACTTATCTGTAAAGCTTTTTTTAGCTTCTATTTTTCCTATTTTCCAATTATAAACCGCCTGCATCTAATCTAGATTTTATGTTATCAACTTGGACCTTAAGCTCTTTTATTGATTGAATAAGAAGAGGCGTAAACTTTTCGTAGTCAACAACAAGAGCAGTTACCACATGATCTTCTCTTTCTTTAGAAACTTCTCTTACCGCTTGAGGATATACAGCTTGAACTTCTTGTGCAATCACTCCAACCTCATGTCCTTTTCTAAATGCTTCTTCTTCACCTAGTTCATTCCAATCAAACTCAACACCACGCATAGCTTCAATCTTATCAAGAGCGCAGTCTATTTCTGTAATATTCTCTTTGTATTTACAATCTGAATACCAGTTTTGATATAGATTACCTCCTATATAAAGATCTCCACTCCAACTATCATAGTAAAAATTTTCTCCTGATGGTGGGTTAACTTGAATGTTATATTGATTTAGATAAGCACTACTTCCATAACTACTAAAACTGAATCCACAACCACCTACACTCCAATTCACACAATAGGAATTAGTATTGCCATTTAATCCATACCAATACAATGTATTTTGGCCATCATAGCAACTAGTAGTTGATGCACGAACATAGCCACATTGACCTGACTGAATACCTCCTTCAACACATAGAGAATTATTTATATAAACATTGCTTGGACCAAATCCATCTGATCCATTATTGACAGACATGACTTGCGTGCCCATGTCAGTATCCGTATAGAATCTTATACCGTTGTAAGAAGCATTAGCTCCAAGTTTAATTCCTGTATGGAATGAAATTCTTAAATCAGGATAAGGAAAAGCCCAAGCTCCGCTTTCACGATATATTGCATAACCAGTAGATCCTCCTGAATCAAAATAAATACCATACGTATGGTCTACGTCTACAGTGTAATTATTCCTAAGGCTAAGGCTTAATAGTACATTAACTCTAGATGTTGAGTTAGGATCTAAATAATAATAAGTATCATTTCTATCATAAAATATTGGAGCTCGCATAGATGAAAACGCACTAACATCCCCAGTAGAATTTGAACTACCACTAGCAAAGAACTCATGCCCAGCTCCATTAGAAGGAGCGTTACCTATATATGTATTACTTCCATAAATCCAGTTAGTTGATCCAGCTGTAGTAATTCCATTAGGGAAAAACGCTGAGTTTGCTGTACCCCAAGGGTTACCAAAACTTGTATAACCAGATGGAGCGTTAACATTTGTAGTTGTAACAGCTCCATAAAAACGAGCTGATCCATCAGAAGAACGAATTTCAGCAACTACACTTGGCTGCCCTCCAGATGTTCCGCTTTCAAATGTCCAACCATAACCACCAACATTTTCAATAAAACTTCTTAATCCCCAAGATGTAACAAGAGATCCACTTGGAGCAGTTATATTTCCAGTTGGACCACATCCCATTGCTCCTGCTGGTGACATATATTGTGACCATGCGGTAAATGATGAAGAATACCAACTTATACCTCTTGCAGCTCCCTCTTCTCTATCTAAGAAAAGCCCATTTAATTTAAGGGCATTTAAGTCAGAAGTATTTGCTCCATTAATGTAGTAAGCCGTATTATCAGAATCATAGAATATTGGAGCACGCATATCAGTTGCTGAAAACTGAGTGCCTTGAGTCCATAAATATCCAGTATAGTTTGAAAGCATCCAAGCAGCACGAGTGTTTGCATCTGTTCCAGACCATGCACTATTTGGATTAAATCCAGTAACAGCATTATTCATTCCAAATAATTCTGCCCCAATTGTAGTATATGAACCTATTATCTGACCAGCTTGAGCTGCATTATTAAACCAGAATAACCCCCAGTTTGGAGCATTCTCCATGAATAGCCAAGCATTTGCTTCTGAAACTTGGTGTCTCAATAATATAGATCCACTAGAAGCTGTTGTTGAAATTCCACCATTTATATTTAAAGATGTTCCACTACCAGCAGCGTCTAAGTAGTATGTAGTGTTATTTGAATCATAGAAGATTGGAGCTCTTGAAGATCCTGCAAGATAATTATTACCAGACATATCAAGAACCCATCTATCAGCTGCTGCGGACCATCCACCAATACGAAGAACATTATCAGCATCCAATCCCATGTTAACAGCATAGTTACCACTTCTATGGAAAGACATGAATGCTGAGTTTCCGCCTGTAGCAAAAGCTTGAAGTGGAGGAGCAGCTAAAAGACCAGAATAACCACCTAAATTACTTTGGAAATATTGAGCTCCTGTCCAAGTATACGAACCATTTGTAGCACTGCTTATGCTACTTGTATTACCTGAAGTTCCTACTATAGCAATATTCCAAGTCCCACCATTATTAGTTACAACCTGAGATCCTCCTACATTTAATGCGTTTAAAACAGATGTACTAGCTGGATCTAAATAAAACGCAGTGTTATTTTGATCATAATAAATTGTAGCATATAAAGCTCCCCCCCCATTAGCGTTTACATTATAAACAGCTGGATATCTCCATGAATTAAATGTTCCAGTGTCACCATTTCTAGTTCTGAAAGCTAATCCATAACCATCCCCACCATAAGGAGCATTTAACCAAAGATCATATCCAGAATTAGCACTAAATCTTACGATTGGTCCAGTATATGGTGCGTTTACACTATAAGTAAATCCAGTCGCATTGGTATCCATTGTATTTGCATCCAAGGTAAAACCTTGATAATACATCAAATAAGATGGCTTACTTGTAACCCCACTCCAAGGAACTGAACTTGCAGATCCAGCACTACCTGTAATATTAATACCCCAAGATCCAGATGCAACACCTCTAATTGAAGACATTGCATTTGTAGGAGAAACAGATCTATAATAATTATCTCCCTGCTTGGTAATAAATGATGTAATGGATGTTCCTGCTCCAGGATTACCATCGTCAGACATATTAATGTAGTTACCAAAAATATATCCTGACGCATCTCTAACAACAATGTTGTTTGCAACAGTAGACTGAGAAGCACTAAATCCATCCACAGTCTCAGCGTTACCAGTAATACTAATACCCCAAGTACCACTTGCATTGCTACCATTAGCATTTGCTTTGCTATTGAATGTAGTCCAATCTGAACTAGATAAGAATCCATTCTGTGACGCATTAGCTTGTTGAATTGTAATGTTAGGAGTAGCACCACCACTTGAGAACAATGGACTTGATGCAGTTACAGATGAAACCCCAGCTGTAATAGTCCATGATCTATTAGCAGACAAGTCAAATGTAACTCCATTAATAGTAAGAGTTCTAGATGTTGGAACGTAACTACCAAGCTGACCAAGCGCAACAAATTCGTTTGAGTTTACAGCGTTAGATCCAATAACTCTACCATTGAAGTTAGCAACAACACCAGAAGGAAGGTCAGAAATAGCTCCTGTTGCAGCGTTAACAACACCAGTAGTCTTTCCAACAATAATGCCAGTAGAGAACTGCTGTACGCCTGTATTGTAAGTGTAAACAGGGTATCTACCAGATGGATTGTTTGAGTAGTAGTCTAAAAGGTTTGAATTAATAGACGCACTTAATAATCTTTCCCCTGTTACAAGAACGCCTCTAAAGAATGAGATGGGAGTTGTTTCAAATCCACTACCATTTCTATTAAAGGTATTTACGAAACTCCATGTAGCCTCACCACTTGGTACAAGCTCATTTTGATTATAGGCCACTCTTAAACCATAAAGAGTATCAGTTCCAATCTTAAAGTTCAATACATCACCACCTCTAACAATAGTTTTAAGGCCAGTAATAGTCTGATCAGTAGCTAAAGTTACGTATCCACTTAAATCAGGAGCGTAGTTAGGTATATTTAATGTAGATCCTATTAACGTAGCCGCTCCACTTGTTCCAGTTGTTGTAAGTGTAATAGTATTCTGCTTGCCATTAAATGTAATCCAATCAGCATTGCTTAACAATCCTGTTTGCGTAGAAGTAGCAACAGTAGAAGGAATAGTAACAGTCTTAGTATCAATAGCAGTGATATGCCCTTCAGTAGAAGATGTAACACTGTCAACAACATTAAATGATCCACCAAAAGACGGATTCTGAGTAGATGTTGTATCTGTTCTAGATACAGCACTATGTGTAAGCGTAATCGTATTGTTAGTAGCCTGGTTTGCACTAAAAGTACCTGAACCTGAAAGTACTCCTGTTCCCTGAACAGTAAGAACTCCATTCTTAATGTCTGCTATTAATGGATAAAATGCTGAGTAATCAGATTGATTAGCAACAATGTTACCAACCCTTCCAAACACACTACTTACTGAATCACTGTTATCAACCTTCTGCCAAGCAGTATCGTGAAATACAATCCAGTCACCTACCTGCCAATCAGTAATTCCGTTGATGTTTGTTGTACCTGCTACGCTTACAATATAGAAAGTACCATCTGTACCAACACTTGAAGTAATTGTAGGAGTGTTAGTCGATGCGTTCCAAGTTCCTTCATACTGAAGACCACCAACCAACTGGTTTACTTGATGTTGAAGTTTACCAAATGCAGTTAATATTGAGTCTGTACTAAGAATCTCATTTCCTGCTATATTCAAACCTGTCAATACCTTTCCAGTTACAGCAGAGTTTGATAGCGTAGCAGCTACAGATCCAGGCCCAACAGCAGTAACTTCACCTGTAAGAGCAGTGATATAATTACCTTGAGGAGCAGGAGTATATCCAAGGATAGTACTAATAGTTGCACTCTTCCAAAGATTTAAAGTAGTGTCTCTATAAAGCAATCCATTATTTACAAATGGTTCAGCAGAAACATCGTGTAGTTCCTCAAGCTCATAACCATTGTCAATCTTTACATAAATCTTACCATTGTTTTGATGAGCATACTCAACATATCCAATAATAACAGTATGCTGAGGAGCAACTGGTTTAACATTTGTTATTGCTCCAGCTATTGTTGGGCTCAAATAAAGTACATCACCGTCATTCCAGGTTTCACCCTGAAGATTTCCAGTAGTATTTATATTTATGATCTGCCCAATATTTATAACAAAACCTTCTTGATTTTTAGATATGTTTTCACATACTAATCCTAAAGTTGATGCGCTGTTTAAATCATTATTACCTTGAGCTAAAGTAACAGCAAGCCTCTGACCTTGGGCTCCAGAAATTTTTACTGCTTGATAATTAGTTCTAAGTAGATTAACATCTGTATTATTTCTTACCTTAGAAATAACACTTTGCCCAATTGGCACACTGTATATGTTTCCTTGAACTGAAAGTCTTACTGTTCCATCTGTATTATCCCACCACATTACACCTTCTGCTGAAGGTATGCTAGTATTAGTTGTGTTAAATCTTACAAAATCAGAAGTTAATCCATAGGTGCCAAGGTTTACATCTTGAGTAGCACCTGTATAAGGAACATAACCTGCTAAAGAAGGGAATGCAGCTAGAGATCCATCACCACGTATGTAATCAGCAGTAGTACCAGCACCAACAACAGTAAGCGTTCCAGATCCATTTACAGGGCTATTAGAAACAGTAAATGCAGATGGCATGCTAAGACCTACGCTAGTAACGGTACCTACGTTCCATGTTCTATCTGCTGATAGATCGTAAGTTGTTCCGTTAATAGTAAGCTGTCTAGTTCTATATGCATATCTAATGTCTCCCCAAGTAGTATCAAATGAGATGTTTACATCTGAAGACAAGTTACCACCTCCAGTAAGTCCAGTGCCAGCATTAATTGACCTAGTTGTTGGTACATATTGACTAGCGTCAACAGATCCATCAGCCTTCAAAAACTGAGAAGATGTACCTCCAACCTTAATAAAAGAGTTTGCATTAATGTTATTTGAACCAAGGTTCACGTTAGCACTTGCTCCAGTGTATGGAACAAACTTGTTGTCTGATTCAGTCTTCGTGTAAGCATCAGTAATACCATAACCACTCAAAGTTGTTGGTGTTCCTGTAATTTTTGACCAGTTTATAGAAGAGATAGAATCGCTTGAAATAAGACCAAACAAAAGGTTACCAGCAGATCTTAATAGAACATGACCATCAGAGTTTGCTTGTATGTCAGCAGGATCACCAGTACTAAATACAGATCGTCCTATTACAGACGTTCCTACGCTGTCTCTGAGCTTTTCATTGCTCACAGCATTGTTTGATATGGTCGTAGGAATGGACGTCTTACCGCTGCCTGTAACGTCTCCAGAGAGCGTTATAGTTTGGTTCTCCAAAAGGAATGGAGGAACGCCAGTAATTTTTGAAAATGCAAGGCTGTTAATCCATGTTGGATTATCGTAAGCCTGCGAAAGTCTAGGGTAGAAAGATTGGTAGTCAGCCTCTAAAGGTAAAATAGCACCTATTCTACCAAAAACGCTAGTTACAGCGTCAGTGTTATCTACCTTCTCCCAGTAAGACCCATTAGATATAATCCAGTCACCAACTTGAAAATCAATACCACCAAATACTCCAGCAACAGAAACAACATAGTAGTGTCCCTTTTCTTCTGGAACTAAAAAATTTAGAGTTGGAGTATTAGTAAGCGCATTCCACGTACCCATGTACTGAACCTGACCAATAATGGAATCAGGAATCTGAGACAATGGAACCTTACCACCTGCATCTAGAGAAGCAACCCCGTTAGCAACTCCAACAGAGGTCTTATCAACCTTAAGAGCAAGTAAAATATCTATCTCAGCATCTAAGTTAGATATAGCAGCATTTAACTGACCAAGTGTTGCAGACTCAGTTGTAAGAACAGCTGGAGGATGAATAATTCTTCTTGAGCTGGTAATAGACTGGCCCAAGTCATTTGGAATAACAAAAATGTTTTCTCCTTCGGAAATAACTCTAAGCGCGTCAGCACCTGAGCTAGTTGTTTCTATTACAGCTCCGTTAAATGCATAAATAGTTCCTCCTACAGCAAGACGATAACCCATGGCATTCACGCCTCCAATAACGATGTTTGAACCGTCTTGGAAAATCTGTGAGTTACCTATTGAGTCATTTGATGTGAAAACAGGAACATAACCTGCGTTACCAGATCCTTTTATATAGCCACCAAAAATATCAGATACACTAATTCTAATGTTCTGTTCTTCAGTATAACCTACAATGAAGTCTAGATCGCCAGGATCGCTTACTAATAGAAAGTCCGAAAATCTCATCCGATGATTATTCCAATTACAATTACCATAATGCTATAATGTTTAGAGCTGAGGTACCACTAGCCCATACCTTAATAACCTGAACTGGAACAAATGTTCCACTCACGATACCAGTAAAGGTCACATCATCACCACCAGCGGTAGTAACTCTTAAAGTACCTCCAGTTCCAACATACAAAACACAGCCTTTATTATCTAGGCCATTCTGGTTTGCAATATTAGGAATATCAACAGTATTACTTGGTGTAACAGCAGCAGCTCTAGCTGCTTGTAATTTTTGTACTGCCATTTTCTTGTTGTTTAAAAGGAAATAACTCGTTTAACTTAGCTTTTCTAGCAGCACACCCACATCCTTTCTTACCAGCAACTTTTTTTACTACATAAGAAATACCTGTGGAGTCAACTACCTTTTCAATTACGTCTCCGAGCCCTTCCATGGTTAATTATTTTTTACTTTTACCAGCTTTAGAAAGAGCAATAGCAATAGCTTGCTTTCTAGGCTTGCCAGCCTTAATCTCTTTTCTTATATTTTCACTAATCACTTTTTGTGATTTTCCAGACTTTAATGGCATAGCTAAATGTTTTGACAAATATACAACTTTTTACCTCTTCTTGTTCTTGTGTAGACCATGAGAAGCATATTGTTTTCCAGATTTTGTTGCCTCTCTCTTTTCTTTATTAGCCATAGCAAGCTTTGCTCTACCAGCTGGAGTAGACTTCAACTTAGAAATAGTTGCAGAAGGTGCATAAACCTCTCCAGTCTCCTTAGATGGCTTACCACTAGGAGTTCTCCATTTTTGTTTAGTCCACCTATTTAGATCCTGCTGCTGCTTTTTCATTTGTATCCTCCACCTTTTTTCTTGTACTCACTGGCAAGAAGCTGTGCCTTTCGAGCCGACCACTCTCCAGGATCACCACCTTTGCTTCCAGCCTTGATCTTTTCGAACAATGCCTTTCTCATTGTTGGCTTAGTATAGTTGCCAGCTGAGTTAACAGTAGATTTCTTTTTCATCACCATTTTACCTTATCTGCCCAATAAGCTGCTGACATTGGCCCTTTTGCAATATTTTTACTATGTCTTGCCTTAAAAGACGCTCTTTTCTTCTTCATCGTGTCAGACTCTCCTGCCTTCGGTTTGCCAGCAGTTTTTGCTCCTTGCTCACCAAAACGGATAACCTTCTCCTTTCCAGCAGAGCAAGCCTTGACAACGTGTGATTTTTTAGGATGTGATGGTGTTCTCTGTGGAGAGTTACACTTCATCTCACTTTTTCTTACCATAACCAAGAGCTTCTTTAGTCTTAACCATGGCAAGTGCCTCAATAACAGCTTCGGCTAGTTCTTCTTTCTTATCGTTTGCCTTCTTGACCTGAATACATTTCTCGATTCCAGTCATACTTCTTGTTGGTCTGTTCATAATTTTTTTTAGCTTTACTGCAAATATACGAATATGAATTCATTCAAAAGAAGAGCAAAAAGAGTTTGGGATAAAGAAAACATCCCGATAAGAAACATCAAGCGTCCAATATACGATAGAAGACACCCAGAGCATGACTACCTAAAGTACTGGAGGGTAATACGTTACTGGACACTACGCAAGTATAATCTAAAAAGTCAGGACCTGGACATGCTTCTGTTCCTATACAGCGAGGGTTATTTTGACAACGAAAGATTTGAGGAGTACAACAACGTACTGAGCTGGGATATCGATAGATTTAGAAGGCTCCTAGAGAATGGATGGATTCACGTTTGGCGTGAAAAGACATAC